GCCTTCGCCGCCGCCATGGCGACCGAGGAGGTCAAAGGCTGGATCGACGGCGGCATGCTCATCATCACCGAGAAAGAAGAAGAGCCGCCGCCACCCGAGGCCGGCGAGGGTGAAGGCGAGACCGGCACGCGCCGTGATCCCGAGGCGCCGCCGCCCACCGATCCGTCGCTGCCCGAGGCGCCGCCCTCGCCATCGTTGCCGCAGCACGAGCCGCCGCCCGAGGTGCCCGAGCACGTGCGCCGCGGCAGGCGCAGCAGGGACGAGTAATCGGCCATGCCTCTCGTTCGAAATTACGCTACCGGCGAGGTGTACGAGCTGCTGCCGGGCGAGTACGCGCTGCAGCTCGCGAGCACGGCCGACGTGCCGCTGTACGTCGGCATTCGCAAGGGCGAATTCTTGCTCGCGCGGCCCGCCGATGGGCCGACGTACGTGCTGACCGAGGAGCAGTACGTGCGCCTGCAGCAGCAGCTCAAAACGCAGGTTACCTACAAGAACTGGGTGAAGGACGGGTTGCTGGTCATCACCGACGTGACGACGCCGGAGCCGCCGCCGCCATGACTGTGACGGTCGACCAGATCAAGGCCGAGTTCCCCGAGTTCGTGAATACGGACGCGGGGTTGATCGGCTTTTGCATCGACGACGCGATGCGTCTGGTCGACCAGTCGGCGTTCGGCGTGCGCTACGACGACGCCATCAAGTATTTGGCGTGCCACCTCGTGGCGCTGCGGCCGCATGGCGAGCCCGCACGGCTCGTCGAGTCGCAAGAGGGCACCGGCGCTTCGACGACGTACGAGCGTCAATATGAACTCATCAAGCGCACCGTCTGGGCGCCGACGGTGGTCTGACCCATGGTCACCGTACAAGTCAAAATCATCGACCGAGGCTGGAACGGCATCAAGCAGCGCATGGAAACGTTGCGCGGCGCCGGCGCCGTGGTGAAGGTCGGCGTGCAGGGCCCGCAGGCCGCCGCCAACCACCAGGACAGCCGCCTGACGGTGGCGCAGATCGCCACCGTGCACGAGTTCGGCAGGGTGATTCACCAGCCGAAGATGAATCGCACCATCACGATTCCGGAGCGCTCGTTTCTGCGCGCGACCATTGACATGTACCAGGAGGCCATTGCGCGCCGGCAGGTGCTGCTCACGCAGGGGTACCTGCTCGGCAAGTTCGAGATGCGCGCGTCGCTCGAGCTGCTCGGGCTGTACGTGGTCGGCCTCGTCAAGCAGCGCATCGCCAACGGCATCGCGCCGCCGAACCGGCCCTCGACCATCGCGCGCAAGGGCTCGTCCAAGCCGCTGATCGATACCGGGCAGCTGCGGAATTCGATCACGCACAAGGTCGAGATCGGCGTGTCGCTCAAGCAAGCGGGAGCCGCCTAATGGATTGGCAAGCGGTCGAGGACGGCCTGAAAGCGTGGGTCGTGGCGATGACCGTCACGCCGGCGCACCTCGTCGTTTGGGACAGCGCGGCCGTGGGCATGCGTACGTGGCCGCAGATCGACCTGCGGCTGTCGGACCACCGGGCGCGCGACGGCATGGCGCCGGAGATTGTTTACCCGCCGCTCGACGACGCTGGGCAAATCCAACCGGTGGCGGTCGCGCAGCGCGCATGCAGTTGGTCGATCACGGTCACCACGCGCGACCAGCGTGCCAATGGCAAGGCGTACGTGATCCTGGACGCGCTCGCGGTGATGCTCGAGCTGCCGTACAGCTACGAGTTTTTCGGCTCGCTCGGCCTGGCGCTGCTCGATCCGGGCCGCGTCATCCCGAACACCGACCTGCCCCGTGATCACCGCGACGAATCGCAGGCCGTGCTCACGCTGCAGCTGGGATACGTGACGGCCGTGAGTGTGCCGCCCGAGGCGGGCGCGGGCGTCGACGTCATCGAGCACGTCGAGATCGGTGGCGTCGCCATCGACGTGAACGTGCCCATCGTCATCGAGCCCGAGATCACTCCACCGCTCCCCTAGGAGGCACCCATGAGCACGACCAGCGAAGTAATCGAGACGACGGTCGACATTCGCGATGCCGCCGTGTCCCAGCAGGGATTCGGCACGCCGCTGATAGCGGCAAGCCACGACTTTTGGCCGGAGCGTGTGCGTACGTTCAGCGAACTCGCCGAGCTCGTGACGTCGCCGCTCGACGTGCCGATCACGCACCCGGTGTATCTGAACGCCAAGGCGCTGAAGGCGCAGACGCCCTCGCCCACGCAGTTCAAAGTCGGCAAGCGCGACACGCTGGCAGAGCAGGTCTTCGAACTCACGCCCAGCGTCGACGCCGCAGGCAGCGACTACGCCTTCACCATCGACGGCTTCGCGCTCGAGGCGAGCGTGGCGGCCGCGGGCACGGTCGCACAGGCCTGCACGGCCATCGCCGCGGCAATCACCGCCGAGACCGAGATCGACGCCACTGCGGTGGCGACGGCGACCAAGGTCACGGTCACCTCTGACGTCGACGGCGCGCGGCATACCTTCTCGGTCACGTCGGACAACATCGCGTATGCCGAGACCACTCCTGACCCGGGCATCGAAGACGACCTCAATGCGATCTGGGCCGCCGACCAGGATTGGTACGGCTTGGTGATCGACTCGGTGGCGGCGTCGGAAATCCTGGCGGCCGCGTCGTGGGCCGAGGCGCAGGAGGCGATGCTGTTTTTCGCTACCACGCAGGATTCTGCCTGCAAGACGGCGTCGACCACCGACGTGTGCACGCAGCTGCAAGCGGCGACGCTGCAGCGCACCATCCCGCTGTGGCACCACCGTGGCGCCGAGCAGTGCGCTTGCGCGGCATGGGCGGGCAAGATGCTGCCGAAGGCCCCGGGCTCGGCCAACTGGGCGAACAAGCCGCTGTCGCTCGTCGACATGTCCGTGCTGTCCGATACCGAGCGCGGGCACCTGCGCGCGAAAAACTGCAATTACTACGTCGCCGTGAAACGGATCGGTTTCACGCTCGACGGCCGCGCCGCCGGCGGGCGCTTCGCCGACATCACGCACGGCCTCGACTGGTGGGAGGCGCGGCTGCAGGAGCGCGTCGTCTCGATGTTCGCGAACAACGACAAGGTCCCGTACACGGACGCGGGCATCCAACTCGTGCGCTCGCAGGTGGACGCGCAGATCTTGGCCGGCATCACGGCCACGATCATCGACCCGGCGCAGTCGTGGTGGAGTTCGGCGCCGGCGGTCGCCGACGTCGACCCGAACGACAAGATCATCCGACTGCTGCGCGACGTGCGGTTTCAGTTCGTGCTGCAGGGCGCAATCAACAAGGTGCTGATCAGAGGGACCGTCCTCGTGGCGGCGGAGGGCTAAGCCATGTCCCAGATGCGTGCTTGGAACATCAAGGACCTCGCGATTTCGCTCAATGCCGTGCCGTTGAGCGATGGCGGGTACGGCGAAGACGAGGTGATGCAGCTCGAGTGGGAGGAGGACCAATTCATCCCGTTCGTCGGCGCCGACGGCGAGGTGAGCCGCGCCGCGACCAACAACGGCCTGGCGCACATCACGCTGACGTACGCGCACACGGCGGCGGCCAACGACCGGCTGACGGCGCTGCTGAAGGCCGACCTGGCGGCGACCAACGGTGCGGGCGCGGGCATGTTCCAGGCCCGCGACGTCAACGGCCGCATGCTGGTGGGCTCCGAGCGGGCCTGGGTGGCGGCGTACCCGAGTGTCACGCTGGGCAAGACCATCCAGACCATCGAGTGGAAGATCGACCTCGCCGACGCATCACTCGCGTCGTTCATCGGCGGGCGGTAATGCATGGCGATCGAGGCCAAAGAGCGGCGTATAGGCGCCACCACGTACCGAATCACGCAGCTGCCGACCAAGCGGGGCCGCGCGCTGCTGGTGCGGCTCGTGCGGCTGCTGGGGCCCGGCGCCGGGTCGTTCGTGGGCGGGCTCGGGCGCGGACGAGCGGGCCTGGATGCCGCGCTGGCGCTCGGCATTGCTGACGGGATCCACGACCTGTGCTCGCGGCTCAACGACGAGGACCTGGGCGTCATCTGCGACGAGTTCGCGCAGTTTACGGTGGTGCTGCAGAGCCGCGACGTCGAGTTGCGGCTCTCGAACATTTTCGATGACCATTTCGCGGGCCGCTACGACGAGCTGCTGTCGTGGCTGCGGGCGTGCTGCGAGGTGAATTACGCCAGTTTTTTCGGCGGTGCGAGCGGCAACGACCTGCTCGCAAAAATCATGCAGGTTTTATCGAAGTGGCAGCCCCAGCCGACGTCGACTGGGACATCCACCGCGTCGCCACCAGCAGGCACTATGCCGACGGCCTAACAGTCATCCAAACCCAGTGGTCGCTCGACGACCTCTATGAGGCGCACGAGGTGTTAGATATGTATGACGAGCTCGAGCGGCGTGTGGAGGCGGAGAGGCAGCGTGGGGCGCGGCGATGATCGTTCGCGAGCTACTCACGCTGCTCGGCTTCACGGTCGACAAGGCGTCGTACGACAAGGCCTCGAAGGCGTACGACCAACTTACCGGCCGGCTGAGCGCCGACGCCAAGGCCGCGCAGCAGGCGGGCGGCGCGCTCGGTAAGTTCGGTCAGCAGGCGCAGGATGCCGCCAAGGGCACGGGCCTGCTCGGGCAGGCGCTCGGCATGTTCCAGCGGTTCTCGGCGCAAGTCGGCATCTCGAACCTGCTCAAGGAGTACACGACGCTGGCGTCGGATGCGAACGAGACGCGCTCGGCCCTCGACCAGCTATTCGGCAAGCAAGGCGCGAACGAGGTCGCGACCTGGTCCGAGACGATGGGCGCTGCGATGGGTCGCTCGAGCTACGACCTGCAAAAGTACGCAGCGGGCCTCGGCGCCGTGCTCGGCCCGGTGACCGAGTCGCAGGACGAGGCGCAGGCGATGTCACAGAAGCTCAGCGAGCTCGCCGTCGACCTCGGCTCGTTTTTCAACACCACCGACGAGCAGGCGATGCATGCGCTGCGGTCGGGCCTGACGGGTGAAATGGAGTCGCTCAAGAAGTACGGCATCGTCATCAACGACGCCGCGCTGAAGGAGGTCGCCGAGGCGAAGGGCATCAAAAAGAAGATCACGGCCATGAATCAGGCCGAAAAGACGCAGCTGCGGTACGCGGCGATTATGGCTGCGTCGTCGGCCGCGCAAGGCGATGCGGCGCGCACGTCGGAGGGCATGGCGAACGCCACGAAGGCCCTCAAAGCGCAGTTGAAAACGCTCGGTATCGACGCGGCCAAAAAGGTCGTACCGGTGATCGAGAAGCTCGTGCGCTTCGCGCGCGACGCCGTTAACTGGTTCAACAAGATGGCCAAGGGTACCCGCATCTTGGAGTCGGCGATGTATGCGCTGGCGGTGGTAGCTGCCGCGCTGGCGGCGGAGTTTTACGCCGCGTTCATTCTGCCAGCGCTCGCGGTCGGTGCGCTCATCCTGGTCGTCGATGAGCTGTGGACGACGCTGGAGGGCGGCGACACGCTGATCCGTGACTTCATCGATTCGTTTTTCGGTGTGGGTGCCACGGCCGAGGCCGTCGCGAAGCTGAAGGCTGGCATTGCGGCCTTTCAGGAAGAGTTCAAGGGCCTGGATGCGCGCGGCATTTGGGACGACTTCACCGCCGGCGTCCAAAACGCGGGCCTTGCAGTCGAGTGGCTCATCGAGAAGATCATCGATCTGTCGAAGCGTTACATTCCGATATTGGCTGCGGCCCGAGCCGTGGGCCTTATGGACGACACCGCGCTGGAGCCATTTGCGGAGCGACTCGGCCGCAATCAGCGCAGCCAAATGGCTAACATTCGCGCGGGCGTAGCGGTCCGAGACGCCGAGCGGGCTGAGCGCGAACGCGAGCGGCAGTACGGGCCGCGCTCGTTTTCAGCGGTACCTGGTGCCAGCGAGCCGGCGGTGATGGGCGGCATGGGGTATGGCGTGCTGCGGGCGCCGGTCGGTGCACCTGCCGCCGCCGGCGGCGCTCCGCCGCCGGTCGTCGTGCCCGTGTCCACCGCGGCGCCGGTCATCAACGTCAACGGCGGCGATCCTGCCGCGGTGCTGCGCGTGGTGAAGCAGGCGCTCGCCGAGGACCGCAAGTCGCAGATCGCCGCCATCGGGCGCAGAGGCGGCAGCTAATGGCGGCGAACCTCACCATAGGCTCGATCTGGATCGACGTGTCGATCAGCGAAAAGCACACCATCAGCGCCGAGATATCGCAGCACCCGGTGGAGCGCGGCACCGACATCGTCGACAACATCCGGCCGCTGCCGCGCGAGGTGCAGATCCAAGGCTTCGTGACCAACTATCCGACGGAGCCGCCGCTGTCGCACGCCGGCAGCGCGCGCGCGACCGAGGACGCGGGCGTGATCGACGTGACCACCGTGCCGGGCCGGCGCATGCCGCCCATGTCGATTGAGATTGAGGGCGAGCCCAGCGACCTCGGGCTCGGGCAGCCGTCGGCCATTGCGGGTGCGCTGGGTTTCGATATGGCGAAGCGGCGCTTTTCGGCCGAGCGCTACAACGAGGACCGCGAAGGCCGCTCGTTCTTCTCGGTCAACGCGCTGGCGTTTACCGAGGAGTTCGACCGGGTGGGCGCCGTGTACGGCGCGCTCGTGGAGGTGGTGA